GCCGTCCGTCTTGTTCGTCGGCACCCGCGGCCGCTTGACCGTTGAGGCGTTGACGTTGTTTTCAGCCCAGATGGTTTCGCCGAGCGAGTTCGATGTGATGGTGAAGTCAACGCCCGCGTCGAACGGCGTCGAGCCGTGCTTGACATAGTGGATAGCGTGAAGCTTGCCGGCGAGCGTCGGTGTCAACGTATCGGCAGCTCCGGCGGCGTCGGTTGTCACTGTTTTCGTATATCGGCGCATGTGCTATTACCTTGAATGGCAGTGGCGTTGCCGGAGCGGTCCATCGGTGACGCTGGAAGACCTCTGATCGCGTAAGCAGCTAGACGATCGGTTGGAGGCCACGGGTTCGAATCCTAGTACGCCACTGCCGCCTTTTCAGTAGTCAGGCCAGCGCATCGTCATGTTCTGCGTCATCATCGGCGTGCGCTCACAAAAGCGGTCATCCTCGGAGCCCGGCCGCGGTTGCTGATCGGCATTCGTGTAGGTGCCCGAGCCCGGCACCTTGCGGCCTGTAAGCTGCGACCCGAGCGAGAACTTGATCGTCTTGATGCGCTCGCGCTCGCCAGGGATGCTGTCAGTCTCGATGACGTCGACCCGGCCTCGCCTGAGCCAGAACGCCCGCCCGACCTGCACGCCGTCGCCGTCGAGCACCACGAGGCCAAGCCTGACGACGGCACCCCGAATGTCGTCTGCCTGCTCATAGACGAGCGCCCGCATGTCGTCAGGAACCCCCGTCAACGTGATATCGATGCGCTCGGCGAGCCCGTTCCAGATCCTTTGGAACGCCGGTAAATTTACTAGGCGCGAGCCCCGATAGATTGTGCCGTCAGGATCGAAAGCCGAGTTGATGACCGGAAAGTCGCCGAGGCCGGTCCACAGATAGGCCGGGTCCGGCGTCGCGATCCTGACAAGCCCCGCGTAGGAACATCGGCCGCTTTCGAGCCTTGCCTTCTCGTCGGAAGTCCAAGCGATCGGCACCGGCTAAACCCCGCATTCGATAAACTCTGCGTTCGGATTGCCGCGCTTGCGCAGTTCGAGTTCGAGGTCCATCGAACCGCTGTCGGCGAGTTGCATGACACAGCGCGGGCGCGTGAACTCCAGAAGATGACCGCCGGTTGAGGCGGCGACCGCAAACCGCGCCGGCGGCCAGAAGGTGATATCGCGCTCGGTCCCGGAGCCCGACACAGCCGCAACGGTTTCGATGCGGTAGAGGCGCCAGCCGTAGACGGTAGGGTCATAGTCCGCGAAGTGATGCCCGGGCTCGATCTCCGTCGAGTTGATGAGGTCCACGCGGCCCGCCATCGCCCGAGCAGCCCATCCCGCATAGGACGCTACCTGCACCGTGTCGCCGGTCGCCGGCGCCGGCCGATAACCGCAGTAAGGCACGTCAACCGGCGTCAGGCCGCCCCGGAAGGTGGTTTCCAGCGCCATCCAGGCGAGGACTTGCGCCTTGCTCCGAAGCTGCACTTGGTTGAACGCACACCGCCAGATGCCGCCGCCGTTGAAATTGCGAAATTGCCGGGTGCCGTCGATCGTCGGCGGACCTGCTTCGTTGCCGAAGTCCGGCACCCAACTGAGGCTGCGCTCGCGCTCAAGCGTTTCCGGCCACTGTGCGGCGGCGATGACGGTATAGGCCATCAGGTCGTGCCGAGCTTATGGAACCGCGCCGCAGTCTGCGGATACCCACGCCTAGCCGCGTTCACGGCACGGCCACCAGCGCCCTCCGCAGCCCGGCGAACGTGTACGTCAAAATACTTGCTCGGAATGACCTCTACGGACATGCCGCCCATGCCGCCGCCGTTGGCGACGTGTTTTGGCACGACAATGCCCGGCACCCGCGGCATGATGAGCTCGTCCTTGTGGACCTTGTAAATCATGCCGGGATCGATCGGCCCGCCAGACGCGCGGCCGCCACCGAAGAGACCGCCTGAGACTGCGGCAAATCCACCGCCGCCGGTAAACGAGGATGCGACCGTCTGAATTATGCTCGTCACGGCCGGGGCAAAGTCTCCGACGAAACTCGTCGCCGCTGTTTTCGTAGTGTCGGCAACTGTTTTGAGGCTGTCCGCGAATTCCTTTTGATAGGCCAACACTTGCGGCACATAGGCCTTCGTCTCGGGATTGTTGAAGTTGCCGCCCGGCCCTGCGTTGTAACGAGCCAGCGCGCCCGCCGGGTCGCCGCCTGAAAGCTTCATCATCTTACTTAGATAATCCGCGCCACCCATGACGCTCTGCCGAGGGTCGAATGGATTGGTTACGCCAAGGTCGCGCGCCGTTCCAGGCATCAACTGCGCTAGTCCCTGAGCCCCGGCCGGTGAGACTGCATTCGGATTGAAACGTGATTCCTGCTTGATCAGTCCGGCGAGCAGCGTCGGGTCGAGGCCGTACTTCGCGGCCGCTTCGTTGATGAGGTCGGCAAATGGAACACCGCTTAGCGCGGCACCGCCGCCGCCGCCAGCCGCCTGCCTAAAGATGCCTCCCACCATAGTTGCGGCAGCACCTGCTGCGCCACCCGCGCCTCCTGCCCCGCTCATGCCGCTCGTGTCTAGCCGGCTTTGATCCTTGCCCACAACGCCGAGCAGTTGCCCCAGCACGCCCGATTGCGCGGTGCCGGACGGCCCGAGGAGCGCATCCACCGCCTGATCGAGCAGCTTGTTGATCATCTTGTCGGCGAGGTTCTGGAATGCCCGCGACAGCGTTTCGGTGAGCGTCGCGCCCTCGCGCAGGCCGGAAATCAGGTCGCCGAAGAACCCGCGCGTCGCCTCGCGGGCGTCGTCCATCGTCGAGATGAACTCCTTCATCGCGGTGTCAGAAACTTCGATGGCGTCCTTGAACTGCTCTTTGGGAGCCTTGCCGCCACTCGAAGGCGGCAGACCAACCGTCGGAGGCGGGAACCGTTCGCGACGCAAGCGCTCGCCCTGCGTGGCCTGTCTGTTGGCCATGACGACGGCCTCCGGGTCGATACCGCCTGGCGTCCCGGCAAGAGCATCCCATCCCTGGATGATGCCTCCGATGATCGGCGCGCTACGGAGCGCGTTTGACACTTGCCCAGGCAAACCGGCCGGCGCGGCGCTTCCCAGCTTATCAATCGCAACGATGGCGTCCTTGATGGCTATGATCAGGCGCATCGTGTGCCCCTGAGCGCGTTTCATCGCGCCATCGAAGAACTTATAGAACTTATCGTCGAATTCCTGCGCCGCTTTGACGAGGTCATTTTCGATGACGTTTCCGCTCGCCGCGGCCTGGATCCCGAACTCCTTCAAGCCCTGACTGCCGGTCGCGAGCGTCGTGACAAGGTCGGTCGCCGATTTGCCGGCGCCGACGGTCGCGATCTTGAGCCGCTCGCTTTGTGACCCGGCATTCTTGACGAGATCGGCGAACTCCAGAAAGAGGTCATTGAGCGGCCGGATATTGCCGGCCTGATCGCGCAGCGCAACGCCGTTCGCCTGAAACAGTTTGAGCAGGTCGCCCTGCCCCATCGCCGCCTCTCCGACGCGCTTGCCGAATTGCTGGAGCGCATCGCCCATCGCCTCGACGCTTGAGCCCGATTGCTTGGCTGCGAAGCCGAGTTGCTGAAACTGCTCGGCCGTGAGCCCGACCTTATCGGCGGCATCGCCAATTTTGGCGAGCTCGCGAACGACTTGGTTGATCTGGCTGACGATCGCGGTTCCGGTCACGCTTGCGAGAATGCCCCCGAGCGAAGCCCCGCTAAATCGCGACAGCTTGCTATCGAGGCGCTTGAAATCGCCCTCAATCTTCCGAGTTGTGCGCGCGCTGATGCCTTCGGCCTTCTTCATGTCACGATCGAACTTCGTGAGCCGGGCTTCCAGCGACACAACCAGCGTTTCAAGATCTCGGGCCATTATTGAGCCTGTGCGTTTTCGTGATCGAATTGCGCGAGTAGAGCGTCGTATTCTTCATCGCTCGGAGGTTCGGGCTTGTTGTCGCCGTGCGCGCGGTTCCAGCCGTCAACGCAGGCGGTGAACTCCCACAGCGACATGTCGTTGACCTGCGCCGGAGTGAAGCCCATCACCGCGCCAGTGCCGTAGAATCCTGCGAAGGCGATTTTTCCGTCTGGGAGCCGGTCGCCCTCTTCCTGCTCCCGCGTCCTTTTCCCACTTTTTCCTGGGCAGAGCCGAACAATGCTTCGCTGATAACGCGATAAGCGGTGATGACATTATCAGCAATCGCCCCCTGTTCGGCTCGCGTCGTGTCGGTCCCGACGAAGCGCGCCATAAGTTTCCGCGCCTCCTCGACGGTCTTGCCGCCGCGGATAAGACCGAGCCGCAAGGTCTCAGTCACGTCGTCGATCTTCCATTGATCGTAACGCAGCCGATTGCGGATGACCGGCGGCCCCTCGCCGCACACCTCTTGCAGCTTGCGCAGGTCGCCGATCGTCAGTTGAAAAGTATACTCACCATCGCCCCAAGGCAGGGTGATATCGCCGCCACGGCTCATGTCGTAGCGACCCACACAATCGGCCCGTCTGAAATGAACGAGCCTGAGAACTGTACCTTTTCCCGGCGCCCGGCACCGCTGGCCTCAAAGCCGGTGCAGAGAAAAGCGCCCGACCAGTAGCCGACCTGGCCCATGACGACGTGAACGTTCTTGGAAGTCTGTTGAACGAACCAGTCCCAGAATCTTTCGACGTCCAATCGCTCGCCGTTAAACACCCCATCGCCGTTAAAGGCGGCGGAGAGCGCATCGCCCTCGCGCTCGATCCAGCCCGCCAAATCCTCGTCAGGCGGACAGTAGGGAACGACCGTCTCCGTCGTGCTCGACGAAAACACGATACCGCGCTGTGTGTTGATCATGCACGGGATTGAAAAGGTTTCGGGGCTTCCCCCGTTGCCAATGCGGAAGTTGAATTGGCTAGTGTTAATTGTGGCGACCCTTGTAACCATCTCTCAAGTCTCCTCTGTCAGGGGATCAACCAGGTACGTGAAGATGAGAACGCCTTCGGTAGAAAGCCCGGGCTCATCACCCGGCCGGTAAACAGCGGTGTCGAAATCAGACGCGACGACGGTATGAGCGGCGATCGATATCCAGTCAGCGATATCGTGCGGTGCGAGAACGCTGCGAATGATGCCGCCGATCGTCTCGGCCTCGACTTGGCCGACGGAGGCGGAGTTCACAGTCACGGTCGGCTGCACCTTGAAGGCGCTTGAGCAAGTGTTGGAGTCGTCGGTCACTTCGACGCTGACCGTCACATACGGATAGATCGCAGTCGGCGGCACCCGGTCATAGACCCGCGTCCCTATGAGCGCGCGGAGCTCTGTCAGCGCCGGGTCTACGAGCGCGTCGTGGATGGCCTTATGCGCCGCAGTTTCGAGGCTCACTTGCCGGCCACTTTCTTGATGCCTTTAGTGATGGACCGAGACACGCGCGATTTGATCCGTTTGCGGAGCGCCCGATAAGCTGGATAGAAAAACGGTCGCGCCGGTATCGCCGGAATGGTCGCGCCCTTGAACCGGCCGCCGGCAGTGTGTGCCTTAGTGCCGAACTCAACGAGCGGAGCCTTCGGATCGTCGTTAAAGACAACGGCGCGAAACTCCTCGCCCTTTGTGATTCTGTACTTGTTCGACTTACTAAGCTTGCCCGTGCGGCCCTTGGGTGCGAGCCGCTGCTGCATTTCGCTGAGCTCGATTGCCGATTCCTCGATCGCCTTGCCGATTTCAGAGCGCACGACTTGCGGCATCGCCCGAAACTTGCGTTGCAGGCGTTCGATATTCTGAACCTTTGCCACTCAGGTCGGCGGTCCCGATT